AAAAATTTCGTGGAAACATTCGTGAACAACACACACCTCTAGCAGTAGGCAAGATGGTGTCATTCAAACAAGACAAGTATTTTGATAAGGAAACTGGTCAAACTCACAATGGTATTTTTGTTGATGTTTATGTCTCAAAGGGAGCACAAGATACTTGGCATAAAGTAACAGAAGGAATTCTCAGTGGTTTCTCTATTGGTGGAAGAATTAAAGATTCTGAGGATATTTATTCAAAGTCATCAGATGGTCCAGCAAGACTTATAAAGGAATATGAACTTGATGAGTTATCTCTTGTTGATAATCCAGCAAATCCAGATGCAAATTTTGTATCAATTCAAAAATTTGCAGATTTAGCAGATGTCATTGAGAAGAACTATTTAGAAAATGTTTACTGGTGTTCATCAAGTGATGTTGTCATTCTAAGCGATAAGAATCAGTCTCAGTGCCCAGATTGCAATAAGAGCATGGTGAATATTGGTTTTGTTGAAAGCAATGACATTAATAAAGCTGATACAATTAGAGAGCTATTAGAATCATTTTCTAAAGCTGATAATGTGAAGACTGGAGATTTTGTCTCATGGTCATCATCAGGTGGAACTGCTAGAGGTCGTGTGGAGCATGTAATGCGAAATGGAACTCTTGGAATACCAAATTCAGAGTTTAGCATTAATGCTACTCCAGATGATCCAGCAGTTCTTATCCGCATTTATCGTAATGGAGATCCCACAGAAGTTCTTGTTGGTCATAAAATGAGTACTTTAACAAAGATCCCCGCGATTAAAAAGGATTCAGATGAAGAGTCTGATGTAGAAGCGATTGACGAATTAGCCAAATCAATTGCTGAAAATAATGAAAAGGAGGGGATTAATGTGCCAAAAAGAATATCAGAAGTAAAGGACGAAGTAGTTGCTAAGTCTGATACTGAAGAAGTCGATGCTGTTGATGCCGTTGAAGAGGCAGACGCAGAAGAGGTAGTAGAAGAGTCTGACGAAGCTGTAATCGAAGAAGAGATTGTAGAGAAGTCTGACGAAGCTATCGAAGAAGTAGCAGAAGAGGCTATTGAAAAATCCGAAACTCCTACAGAAGAAGCAGACTTGGCTAAATCAGTTGATGAAGTCAAGGCTACTCTTGTAGAGGCTTTTGGTGATTTCTCAGCAACATTGAAATCCCTAGCTGCAGAGATTGCAGACATGAAGAAATCCGTTGCTAATGCAACTCAGGAAATTGACGTTGTAAAGGGTAACATCAATGAAGTTAAGGGAAATCTTAGCGAGTTTGGACAGCGTATCAATGAGGTAGAAGCAGATACTGCTGTTCGCAAGTCTGGCGATCTTGGCGGGATCGTTCAGGAACCACAACTAAATAAATCCATGTGGGGCGGTCGTTTCCTCAGTTCCGCTGACCTATATCGGTAATAATCCAGGAGGTGAAAAAAATGTCAGATGAAATTCTAGAAAAATCAGCCGCAACAGGAGCAGTAGTCTCTGGTGGAATCGGTGCTATCACCAATCCAGCAGCCTTTGATCTTGGTGTAGTTGGCAGCACAACTGACGACGGCGGTATTCTCAATCCTGAGCAGTCTCGCCAGTTCATCGAATACATTTGGGAACAACAGGTTCTTGCACAGGATGGACGCAGAGTAACAATGCGTTCAAATACTGCAGAGCTTGAAAAACTCAATGTTGGTGAGCGTGTTATTCGTGCAGCTAACCAAGCTGATGATACATACAGTAATGCAGCAGTTGCTTTCACAAAGGTCGAAATCACAACAAAGAAGATTAGACTAGATTGGGAAGTTTCAACTGAAGCACTAGAAGATAACCTAGAAGGTGCATCACTAGAAGATCATCTAGTTCGTACAATGACTCGTGCATTTGCTAACGACCTAGAGGATCTTGCAATCAACGGCACTGGCTCAGGCACTAATAACTTCTTAAAGATCATGCAAGGATTCTATGCTAAGGAAGCTGCAGGCAACGAAGCTACATCAGTTGCTTCCAGCGGCTCAACATGGACCGTTCAGGATCTACAGAAGATTATTCTTGCTATGCCACGCAAGTACCGTGGTTCACGTTCCGCAATGAAGTTCTATGCTGGTAGCCCAACAATCTCCAGCCTACTGAACAACCTTGCTCAGACAGGAAACTACAATTCAGAAAGAATCGTAGAAAGAATCGTCGATGGAACAGTACCACAGATTGTTGGTGCTCCACTCACATATCGTGTTCTTGGCCTGCCAATCGTGGAAGTTCCTTACTTCCCCGATAACTATGTATCTCTAACATTCCCTGAGAATCGCATTTGGGGATTCCAGAGAGATGTTACAGTACATCGTGAGTTCAAGCCAAAGAAGGATACAGTTGAGTACACAGTATTCGTTCGCTTCGGTGTTCAAATCGAAGAGACTGGTGCTGTAGCTTTCGGCAAGAAGTGATTCTAGCAATAAAATGTTTGGAGGGGGGCGAAAGCCCCCCTCCTGCATTTATGATGATATAATAAATTAGGAGGATATTGTGTCTAACGATAAAGTTGCCGTATATTCAAATGGCGGTGTTTTTAGCGAAACGCTAGGAAGATTAGATAATGGATACAATATTGTCGATGCTGAGACTGCAGATAATTGGATGAAGATTACTAAAAAGGTAAGGCTTGCAACTCCTCAAGAAGTTGCCGCAGCCTATGGAGTATAAATGGAAATTCTTAGGCTTCCCGAGACAAAATCAATTCAAGTAGAGATTACTACTGCATCAGCTAATACTGTTCATACTATTGAATATACTGACTTAACCACAGATGAGACATACTCTGCATCTGCTACATCAAATTCCAGCAAGGTAGTGACTTTTACACTAGATAATAGATATTTGACATACGCTGGAAATCTTGATGCTCAGGTATATCGTGGAGCAAATCTTGTTTATTCTACGGGAATAACAATTGTAAAACCATATTGTGATATTACTGAAGTAAAGAAAAAATATAACATCACTACTGCACAGGTCATAGAGCATGAGCAAACTGCAAGAAATATAATAGAGTCTGAAGTTGGAGCATTTCAATTTATCAGAAAGAATAAGGAAGTTGTTGGAATGGGAATGGACTACCTTCCCATCAATGAAAGAATTCAAAAGCTTTATACAATGTATGAAAATGGACTTCTTGTTCAAGATTCATCCAATCCAGATCTTGACCTATATGAAATCAGTGTTGATAAATCATCTATTGTTCTGAAAGATATTGAACAGAACAAAGTAGAATATGCAAAGGTATGGAGAGATAGATATCTAGATGCCGCTTTTGCAAGTGGCTACGAGTACCTTATTGATGGTGATTTTGGATATAAGGTTATTCCATCAGATATTCAAAAGGCTTGTGAAATTCTCATAGCTGATCTAGTATCTGGAAATATGAAATACATAGATAAATATATTGAATCATTTGACAATAGAGAATTTAAATTCCAATTTGCAAAAACATTCCTTAATGGAACTGGGAATAAAACAGTAGATGGCATACTATCGAAGTATAAGAATCGAATTATTCCTGGAGTGCTGTGATGTTTGGATCAAGCAGTTTTGATGATTTATACTATCCAATGACAGCAGACATTTATTATTCAACAACATCCCAGAATGACTTTGGAGAAATGGTTAAAACATGGAATAAAGATCGTTCTGTTATTTGCTCAGCAATTAAAGAGAATCCAGATTCAAGAATACCAAAATATCTTAATACTGATAAAAGACTTGAATATGATATTACAACTAATTTTAGAACAAATGAGGATATTACATTATCAGCAGATCTAACTGTTTACAAGCCAAGTGATATTGTTATCTCAAATATAAGAGATTCATCTGGTAATCTAGTATGGAGAGAATCATATGAAACGGCAACAATATTTGAAATACAGACAATTGAACCAATGTTTGACATGTTCATGAATATTGCTGGATATAGAGTTGCTATTACAAGATCAGATAGTCAGGATATATTATGATAGGATTTAAGTTTGATGGGAAAGCAGTAAAAAAAGCATTGAAAAATGTAGTTGATTATACTGAGGGATTTGTTGGTGAAACAAAGTCACAAGAGCAGTACATAGCATCTAGAGTTGCCGATCTTAGTATTGAAGAGTTTTATGATTATTTAGATCAACTTGCACGAATAAACCCTGGACTTCTTCATCATGTTTATGAATGGGGTAGAGTTGGTGATCCAGACTCTAGATTATATGATTTAAAGAAAGTTCTTATGGGTAAATCAAATGTTGGAGTTGAAGCGGACTTTCTTGAATCAGAGACAATATCTGAAACATCTGATCAAGTTTTTTATAATAAGGCAAAGATCATGGAAGAGGGGATTCCAATAGTTATTCAAGAGGTTCAGGCTCAGGCTCTATTCTTTGAAGTTGATGGAGAGGAATTCTTTAGAACTGGACCAATTGTTATTGAAAATCCTGGTGGCCCTGCTGTTCGTGGATCATTTGTCAAGAACTTTGAAGAATTCTATGGAAGATATTTTCAATCTGTTTTTCTTAATGAAATAAGATTTTATCAATACTTTGTCGATGCAAAACCATATGAAGAAGGATTTGCCTCCGCTGTTGCTGGAAGTGCAAGAAATACTGGTAAGGCAAAAGCTCTTTCTTGGGTATCACGAATGTTTGGAGGTATAAGATGAGCGACTATACTGAAATTCTAATTAATAAATATGTATGGAGACAGTTCCAACTTGAGAAGCCAGCAACATATGCAAAATATGGAACAACGATACCATTCTTTCCAATTAATGACGTAAAGGCTGGAGACTCAGCATGGGGGAATAAGCCATATGTCATCTATGACTCATTTATTCGTCCAAGACAAACAAATCGTCCATTCTACCCACAAAAGGGATCTCAATTAATGTATTCAATACGAGGAACAATTCAAGAGGTATATGAGTGGAGAGATTTTATCTACGATGTTCTTGATCGTGAAGATGTAGCAGCGTATGATGTTAATCAGTACTGTGGAACTATTGGCAATAATAAATTCTATTTTCATAGATTTAACGTTAGTCAAGTTAAATATATTGCAACAACGAGTACAGAAAGTGGTCTGAATAAATCATACTCAACTGAACTTGTTATTAGGTATGACTATCATAGAACTAACATACATAACAATGCTTAAAACTACATATATAATTATGATGAGGAAACACCCCCACGCCAAAATAAATATAACAAGGGGTGAAAGATAATATGGCAACACTAGGTGATGCAAAAAATATTATCGTTGGTGCGGCTAGAGTTTTCGTAGCCAACGGTGGTCCACTTGAATACTACAGCGGTACTGCTGCAGCAGCAGAATACCGTTTCTCAGGTGGCGTAGCAAGTGGCATTCCAGCATTCTCAGGCAGCACACAATATGAAAATACGCTTGAATCAGCTTCCGCTGTTTGGACAAATGTTGGATACACTATGAACGGTCTTGAGGTACAGTTCCAGCCTAACTTCGGTGAAGTTCAGGTTGATCAGCTTCTCGACGTTGCTCGTATGTACAAGCAAGGTATGCAGGTAAACCTCGTCACAGCTTTTGGTGAGGCAACACTTGATAACCT